TGAGAATGCTCAGTTGCTTGGTATGCTAGATGCGTTGGGTGTCAATTTGAACCCAGCTATCATCTGGAATGCCATTCCGTGGACGTTCGTTATTGACTGGCTCGCTGACGTAAGTCAGTGGCTGGGCAAGAAGACCGTACTGAATATGCAACCTGCGGTGAACATATCGAGGTACATGTGGTCCTGGAAGTACTCGGACACGGTTCGTCTTCGCATCGCTGCGAATTCTGAACTTAGCCCTGTATTCTCGGGATATACGTACCTTCCGGATAACCGGCGGACGATTTATCGTCGTCAACTAGATATGCCGGATCAAAGCCAGTTTCTAACTGGCTCCGGGTTAAGCTCTAAAGAGCTTAGCCTTGGCGTGGCCCTCGCAATTCCGCTTGGGAGACGTCGTAAAACCCGCAAGAGTTAATCTTGCCTTGGAGGGATTAGAAGTCTCTTCACGGGCGGTATATACCGCTAAACGAGGGCGAGAGCTCTCGACCATAACTAGCATGCCTATTGGCACACTAATAACAAACGAGATCAAGGATTCCGCTGGAACTGAAGTCGAGTTTACTCGATTAAGTTCCGGCGACCGTAAGTCGGAGTTCGCCAAAATTGGCGAATCACCGGCCTTGCCGAATCGGTTGAACATTGCGCATCAAGAGTCTGGATCGGGTTTATCCCGTCGCAGGCGCTCTGTGATTCGCTTTGATCGAACCTCGGCAGGTGAGGTGGACACTACCATTCCGGTTAAGTGTTCCGTCTATGTCGTTGCAGATCTCCCAATCGGGAATCTGTCCGCGACAACTGCTCCCAAGGTGGTCATTGCAGAATTAATGTCGTTTATGGCCTCTTTAGGGGCCAGTACGACGATTCTGTATGATTGCACTGGGACTGGTGCGGCTGTTCTTCTCGACGGATCGTATTGATCCGCCCGGAAGACAGTATTCTTATCCACTTACTCTCAACTTGTAAAAGTTGAGGGCCAGAGTGGATCGCTGTATTCTGCTACATCATAGTAGCGTAGTATGGCGGCCCTCATACGCATATGCGCGTTAAACAGGTTACCGTGGGCACTCGACAGATCGGAGAGCTGCTTTTGCAGCTTCACGATGGTCTGTCTCTGTCCTTCGATAACTTGTTGAACATTATGAGGACTGTTGGCTTGCTGGTTTATTCCAGTATTCATAACAGTATTTCGTTTAGTCATGAGGCCAGGCGCATGCTCTAGGAGGACTACCTTATGGTATCCAATAAGAGCCTAGATGAAATTGAACTCATCGTACGCCTACTTCATGACGCTCACGCGTCTTGGAGTAGTTACTTCAACGCTCGTGCTCTACGCCTCACATCTGCAAAGATGCGAGACCGAGCACGTTTGGAAGGTATAGGTTTTCTTACGAAAACGCTACCTCGATTGGGCAAGTGCCTAGATCAGGCACTCGCGGGTGTATTCCCGCTGACACAAGCTGTGCACGGTTGTGAAACCATGCGCAACTCTGAACTTCCGAAATTACTCGGTGAGTTCATCAGTAGGATATTCCAACCGAATGGGGTACTCCTTCCAGACCCAGACGCAAATTGCGTCAGCGTGTTACGTTTGGTCCTCTACTCATTTTATAAGTATGAGACCCCGTACACGGAAGCACAGAAACAACAAGTCGTTCGTAGTTTCATCGAAACTGAGAACGATCTTACTATTGTCGATGCTGCCATCGCTAACTTGCGTGGTAGTATTGACGAGTTCACGCGAAGCCGACGACGTCGTTCGTTTGTTGCTGAGGATCATAAAGATCCTCAGTGGCATTTGAACTTCGACAATCAGCTTCGTGTTGTACGCGAGGCGAGAATTCTCTTATCGAGATTGTTCTCGCACTTCGATGCTTATAACATCCAGCCAAGGCACGGTCCCGGAATCGTTTCCACAAGGGAACGGTACGGGAAGAAGTACCTTTGGTCAAATGTTAGTCATCGTATTACAGCCGTTTACCCTTTCGATGCGTATTTCTGCGCATCGCTCGGGCACGTGTGTGACATGGGTCACGGATTTAAATCCGTGACGGATATCGATCATTCGGCGCAAGTTTTACTTGTACCGAAGGATTCTCGCGGTCCCCGACTTATCTCTTGCGAACCAGTGGATTTCCAGTGGATACAGCAAGGGCTTCGTCAGGGCATTTATGAGTTGGCGGAGACACATCCTCTCACGAGGTATAATGTCTTCTTCACTAACCAACAACCAAACCAGTTTGGAGCCCTGTTGGGGTCCCAATCTGGCAGGTACGCTACCCTTGACCTCAAAGAGGCTTCGGATCGCGTTTCAGTTAGTTTAGTTCACCTTTTGTTTCCAGACCACCTTCACAGGTTTCTGGACGCATCAAGGAGTGCTTCTACAGTGCTGCCAGATGGCAGCAAGTTAAACCTCAGAAAGTTTGCCCCGATGGGATCAGCATTATGCTTTCCCATTATGGCACTAACTATCTGGGCCTTGCTAACATCAAGCGCACCTGACGCGGATACTAGAGATAGTATCCTCGTGTATGGTGATGACGTCATAGTACCAACGGCTTTTGCCGAGAGCGCTATGAACATCCTCGAGGTATTTGGTTTACGAATAAACCGTACCAAGAGTTGTACCCAAGGACTCTTTCGTGAGTCCTGTGGCATGGACGCCTTCAAGGGCATCCGTGTCACCCCGGTTCGTTTCAGAACCGTCTGGGACGATACACCCAGCCCTCACGTCTATACCAGCTGGATCGCTTATGCGAACCAGTTATGGGATAGGCGTTGTTACTACGCATACGATTATATCGTAGGCAAGATGGAAGCCATATATGGCCCCATCCCCGGCGAAGACATCTCCTTCGGGAGATATCCTAGCTTACGCAGTTCAACTGCACGGAGTACAGACTTCAAGCGCAAGTCGGATAAGAAGCTTCACAAGCTTCTACACCGCGTGCGTGTCGAGGTCTCCTCGCCGATCACTCAAGTCCTTCCTGGTTGGAATATGCTTCTCCGCTTCTTTGCGGAATCGCAGAATCCTATCAGAGGAACTAACGAGTTCCGAAAAGCACAATCAGACATTTCGTCTGGTCATGCCTTTGCAGTGAGTCAGTACACGAAACGACACGCGAGCATTCTCGCGTGGCGTTGGCGATGAGTTCTTGGCGAAAG